TTGTACAAAGTCATTAGTAAATTTATTTGTTGCTTCTGTTATAACAGGTTCTAGTTTTTTAAATGATTCAGAAAGATCATTTACTTCATCTGCTGTATTGCTACCTGATGTACCATCTTTTTTGCCTCCACCCATAGATTCAAGCAGCAAATCTTTGACTGTTTGTCCTTCTTTTAATGTGGGTGCTTTGCCTCCTAGAACATTGAAATTATCAAGTGCAGATTCATCTGCTACATCTCGTAAATCTTGAAAAGCCTTCTTTAACAAAGCAAAAAAACTAGGCATCATCATCGTGCCTGTGCCTATGATTCTGTCCAAGATAGATGGTTTATTTGCTACTTCATCTAGTTCATTATTAGATGTACCTAATGCTTCATTCAAAAGTATAACTGCCCCATGAACCGTTTTTACTGCATTACCAAAAGTTTCTCCCAAAGCAACAGCAGCCGATTCTGAATCGTTTGTAATATCGGTCAAAGTTCTGACTAAAGCTATAGTCTCAGTTTTAAAACCTGCATCTCCTATACTGTTCTTAAACACCTCTGTAGCATCACCTAGATTAGATAATGCACCTGTCAAAGTGTTGGCTCTTTGTTCTATACCATCTGCAAATTCTGTTTCTCCTATCTCCCTGACAAACTTCATTACAGATTCTACTGATTTATCAATTTCTCTCGTTGTATCTTTGAAAGAAATCTGCATCTTGTCGCCTTCAGTTTTGGCAGTAAAACCTAAACTTTGTAATTGTTCTATAGAAGTTGTACCACCTCTAAATATAGCTTGTGCTATCTCATCAATAGAAACACCTTGTGCAGCAGCTACATTACCAATACCTCTTAAATCAGCTTCGGTAGGTTTTATACCAATTCTTCTGAATTCTATAAATGCTCTTGTTACTTGATCTATTTGGAAAGTAGTTCCTGCGGTAAATTCTAAGATCATTGCAAAGGCATCTTCTGTTTCCTTAAGTGAGCCTGTATTAGCTTGTAGGGTAGCTCTTAAATCTTCAAATTTTCTTGTTGTGTCAAGGACTGCTGAACCTGCATTAGTTATTGTTCTTCCAATGACAGCAGCTCCTACACCTGCAAAAGCTGCTTTTAAAGCACTACCAACTTTTGCTGATCTTTTTTCTGTAGTTCCTAGACTTTTATTGACCTGCCCTAGTTGTCTACGCAACTGTGCAGTTTCTGCTTTTATCTCTATTATTAACTGATCTACTGTAGCCATGATTAATCTGGATAAAGTTCCATTAGTTCATCTAATTCTTCAGTTGTCATAGGAGCATCTTTAGTGACAGTATGAAATTCTTGAAAACCAGAGATAGCAGCATAAATTTCAACAAGACTACTTTCCCAAAAGGTTTTTGGTTTCCATCCAATCATACCTAAACAAACTTCCATATATCTCTTAACTGGTAAACTGTCGTTTGTTACTCTTGTGTTTGTGGCTTTTTTTCATCACCTTCCTCCATGCCTGCTGTTAGAGCCTGAGTCAATATATTTGCAACGACTTGTATGGTTTGTGTTATGCCCACATTTTGCATAATATTTTTGACATCTTTATCAGTAACGTCATTGCCACCGCCCCTCAAAGCAGGTGTAAGTATAGAAATTGCATCTTGTACTGAAATGTCACCGTCTGACATTTTGGTTGCTAACTTTATGATTCCGCAACCTACAGATTGCTCTATGCTTACTATTGCATCAATGGTTAGTCTCGCCTTATAGGTTTGACCGCCTAAATCTACTTCAATCTCGCCCTTTAGTGGGTTTGTCATCTGACTTCTCCTGTTTTGTACTTGCCATTGCAAGTTTGATTGTTAATACATCGTCTCTTTCATCTAGTGAGCAAGACGATACTTTATAGGACTTACCATCTACCTTTACTTCAGATGGGTCTTTTCCTAACTGGTTGGCTACTTCAAGGACATCTCCACTAAGCAAAGCAGAGATGTCGCCCTTAGAACCTTTGACTGTTACAGATTGCCAAGCCATTTATTAGACTGTAGCAAATGTAATTGAACCTGAACTTTCAAAAGACATACTGTAAGTAACTTCTCCATTATACTCACCTGCGTATTCAACAGATGTTACTTGGAAGCCACCAGTAAATGTACCAAAGTCAGGAACTAAGAACTGATAATTGTCTATAGTGTCAGCTAGTACATTAGTCTTTATTGTTGTTTCACTGGCTGCATCTGTAAAAACACCACTTCCTGAAACACTAATAGACTGTACACCTGCTGCTGCTAACATGGTTCTTTTACTAGAACTATCTTTGTTAGTAACATCAACTGACTCGTTATTTATTGTAAGGCTTGTTGATCTTAAGCCACCGATTGTTGTAAAAGTCTCAGGTGATCCACCGTTACCGACTTTCATAAGCATTGCACTACCTTTCTGTGCTGCCATATTCATTCTCCAATTCAGAGAGCATAAGTTACTTACTCTCTAATTAAACAAGCCTTCTGGCATCCAAAATTTATTAGGAACAGCTAGTTAAGAAGTTCCTAATATAATGGCTCGGAATCGCATGACACCGTGCCTTGTAATCCCATCTGGGTCTATAAGTACATCTCCAAATTCAAACCTTAAATTAATAAGATTGAACCCAGTGACACTTAAACTGTAATCATGCAGTAAATCGTGAATCCTGTCCATGATTTCTTTGGTCTGTTTACTTCCTTTGTATTGTGACCATATATCCAATGTTATTGTGTACTCACTGCCATCTACGTCTTTTGTAGAAAAGTCTATAGAGCTATCTCTACCCATAGTAACAAATGGATAGCTGTTACCTTCTTGTACTTCGTCATAGATACCTGCACCTAAAGTATTAGTTAGGTTTGAATCACCATTCAACCTAGAATAGATAGCACTTTGTATTGCGAATTGTCCTAATGCCATTACTTGATGTAACCCCCTTGCTTAAAAATCTTTTTAATCTTGGGTCTATTTTTTTCTAATGCAGGCTGCATAAAAGGTCTTGGTCTCATGTTTACAGTTCCAAATTCAAGATGTACACCGTAATCTGACATACCAAATGTATTAGTCATTACCGTACCTACTATAGAATCTTTTTGTTCAGTAACTTTGAATGTTATACCACTTGACAGATTTCCTGAGTCTTTAGCAGGTGCTTCTCCTTCTGCTGATGCTATGTGTACTTTTCTACCTCTAGGGTATGCTCTACCTGTTTTAGCTCCACTATTTATACTATCTTGTGCGGTTTCAGTAACTAAAGCAGCACTTCTTAGTACAAGCCTGCCAAGCTCTTCTTTAGGATTATCTACGACTCTTTTCTCTAATCTTTTCTTAAATGCTTTTAGATTTTTTATACCACCTTTAGCCATTAGATTGCTACTCCTAATTCACACTCTAATTCTAAGAATCTATCTCTGTGATCTACGTTTTTGATGTATCTAATATTGTAGTAATCTTCGTCATATAAGATACGAAAATTAGTGCCTATATCTCGCCTATAACGTATCGTAATTAAATGAGTTGTCTGTTCCTTGACCTGACCCTGTCTCAAGCTCTCATTGCCCCTTAGAGGCTCTATTTTTGCCCACAGGTTGACTAAAGTAGTGTAGCTTTCTGTTAGACCTCCACCTGCATCTCTAGTATTAGTAGGCTTCTGTAGCTCTATTTGGTGTCTCATGTGTCCGATATTCGGCATGATCTACCCCACAGATAACAACATACTTGAACCTAGACCACCGTGAATCCTGTAAGGAGCGTAAAGCATTTTGATCATAGCAGGTATTTCTCTAGCTTGTAGATACTCTCCCATGTCTCCTCTATGCTCGTACATATGTGCTATGTGCTGAAACATTCCTAACCTTATGGGTTCTGGTATGGCATAAGCACTTGCATAGCCAACTACATAGATGACTTCTATAGCGTTAGCTACTCTTAATGCTGTTGGAAAAGACTCACCTGTTCTGAGAACTATTCTTGCAGGTTCTCTTGATGTATCAACGTAATACTTAGATGCAGCCATCGTGGTAGCTGTATCACTGTCATTGTAAGTTTTAACAGAGGTTACGCTTTGTACAGGTGATTTAGGAAGAACGATATAGTTCTTATAGTAGTTAAGATCAGGTGCTGTCCTCATCCCTTCCCATAGAGGATTCTCTGTGTCTATAGCTGTATCTAAATATAAGGTTATAGTTTGTT